CTTCCCTTGCTTCACGCTGCTGCTTTAGTTGAAGCTCTGCTTGCTGCATTTGTATCAACGGATCTTGAGCCTGCTGCTGAGCCTGCATCTGCTGGGCTTCAGCCATGTGCTGTTGCAGTAGCTGCTGGGCGCCGCGTGCTGCAAGTCTTGATATTTCCACCTCAAAATCTTCGGGCAATGGCGTATCAGGTGGTGGCAGCGGTACACCTAGTTGCTGCTCAAGCTGTTTGCGGTACAAAAATGCCATATGCTCATTAATGTGGGCCATAGCTGCCGCCATCATTTGACCACCCATGGGATTTTGCTGCACTTGCTGTCGCAAAACAGGGTCCTGCGTCGCTGCTATATGGACAGCCAAATGCGCTTCATGGTCTTGGTAAATGAATGCCTTAACAGGTTGCATGTTAAGAATGGCCATGTTTTCAGACACGGGATCTCTCGGCTGCTCTGCCTTGGCTGCCGGTATTAGCTTGTCAATGTTTTTGATGCCTAGCACTTCCAACATCCGCTTGTGCAACTCTGGCATGTCATAGATCTGGGGGGCCTGAGCAGCAAGCTGCAACACAGCTTGATATTGCGTTACCCGTTGGGCAAGTGTTGTTGCATTAGGATCTGATACAGGGATTACATCCACCATATCGTAATCAGCTTGTTTAACTAACCGGCCGCCTGGCGCATCAACATCATAGCTATATTCAGTTGGTGTGTAGTCCCTAATAATGGCTGCAAGTAGTTTGAACTCCTGCCGCATAGAGTAATGAAGCCTTGCTTGTACAGCAGACATTACTTTTAATGTCCGCTCCAGCACTGCAAGCGTCGTACCAACCGGCGTATTCGCGGACAAGTCCGAAATCTGCATATCAGCCGTCGCAGCAAAACGTCGGCCTTCTGCAACAATTGTTTGTAGCAACTGGTAAAGAACCTGACTTGGCTCTTTATAAGGAAGCGGTAGGATGTTGTCCCTTATAGATCCAGAAGGTACATCAACATCTCTGAACTCCCCCGGGCTAATCGGTGTGTCATCACCCTTGACTCTCAGCCCTCGTGATTTCAATCCGCCAGGTAAGTTGGATAACGTGCCAGCATCAACAAGCTGACGAATTAATGAAGTACCCGACTTAGCAAAAGCACCAACCAAATGAATCAAGCCAAACCCGTAAAAGCCAAAACCCGGGATGTAGATGTAATGCGTATAGTGCATACGCTTAAGCTTTAACGGATCATCGGCATACCAGTTTCTACGGATAGCCAGTATCTTGCTTGTACCCTTGTCGATGGTTACAACATAGGGTAGGGCAATACCTGTAGGACCGTTTTTGTCTGAATCTTCAAAACCTGGCAGGTCAAGGTCTACACACATTTCAAGAATGCGGTAGCGATCGTCCATGGTGGCCGACATACCCTGCTCTTCCGCCTTGCGTTTTTCAATATCATCCAGCGCCGTTGTGGGTTCGCCTAGATCAATATCACGCCATAGCCCTGCATGCTGTAATTTGCGTACTTCGTTTTCTGTCTTACGCATAATGTGCGTAATGCGCTCAGCGTGTCGCAAGTCCGTAGCGCCAAAAGGCACCACAATATCTTCAGCAGGAATAAAGATAGCAACCGGCCGGCCTTGTGATGGATCGTAGTAAACCTTTTTAAATGCCGATCCTGCCAAGGCTAATGACCAAAGCATCTTTTCATGCTCTGGTCTGTACTCTGGCATCTCTTCGGTTAGACGATAATTCATATCGTCCTTCACCCTTTCTGCCGCATCCTCTTTCTCTTTGGTCAATGACCCAATAATCTGTGTCTTGACCGGCCCCGATGCGGGGAATGTTTCCATGATGGATTCAGCTTGGAACCTTACAGCCGCTTCTGATAGCAGTGGATAAAAAACACCACACGCCCCGGGCCATGGTTCTGTTCGATCTTCGTATTTAAGGCCTAATAATTTCAGGCCATCAACATACGTATCTACCCATTCTTTCCTTGCCGATTGATCGGTTTCAAAATCTTGTAGTAAATCGCCGGCAATCGATTGAAGCTCCCTGTCATCCATGTATTCCGCAAGGTTTGCATCATGCTCTTCGGGCTGATCACGCTCTGCTTCAAATATGATTTCAACGCCATCGGCGCTAATTGACAGGCTCTCTGGGTCTTCAATTTCAATCTCCACTTCCGTGGGTTGTTCCATGGCGGCATCAAGACCTAATGGCGCAGGATAAAGTGCAGGTTCCATCTTGGCTCCTAGTAATAAGCAACCTTGCGCCGGTAAATCGGCTCGCGGTCTTCATCATCTGATTGCAGGTTTAAAAACCCGCCCGTCCTAAAGCGTAATAAGGCTTGGGTCATTGAATCCACGAGGACATCATGCTCCCCAGAAGGGAAAGCTGCTACCTCTTCAATCAACTCATCAGCGAATTTGCGCTCCGGCACCCATATACGCCCCGACGCAAACAAATCCGATACGGCATTTAACCTCACAATCTTGTCATTTCCCTTGGTTGGGCTGTATTCACTGACCGGTATACCCATCCGCCGGAGCTCAAAGACCAACGGACTTCCTGCTGCCTTAGCTTCAACCAGAAATACATCCGGTTCCCACTCGCGGTAGGTTTCATAAGCCTTCTGCTTAAGCTCTGGGAATTCATATCGGTCCTTAAACGCATCCAGCAAGATGATATTCGTTTCTCCCTCCTCTGTCGTCCACACACCCCAGGTCGTACAAGCAGAAAAGTCAGCCCTATTGTGCTTAAGAAACGCCGTATCCCAACTCTGAATCACAAAATCACATGGCGGCGGCCTATCTGACTCCCATCTTTTCCACCATTCACGCTTAACAATCGCACCTTCTTCTGCCGTCGGCTGCTGCTGGTACTGAGCATTCCATTTTCCTACCGGCAATTCCTCTTTAAGCGCTAATAACTCCTCTAACTTCCAAAACTCAGGCCAAACCGGCTTACCTGACGGCATAATCGCAGGTAATTCAATAACCTCCCACTCATCACCACCTCTTGTTTGACTGGCTTTAATAACCTGACCCGTTAAATCTCTTAACGACCAACGAGTGGCGACAATAATAATAGCCCCGCCAGGTTGTAATCGCTGCCGCGGCCCAGATGTATACCATTCATATACTGCATCAAATATATCTGGTTTATGCGCCGCTAATTTAGCTTCCTGTTCTGAATGCGGATCATCAATAATCAATAAATCCGCACCTTTACCCGTCACAGAACCACCAACACCAATAGAAAAATACTCACCACCTTTATTAGTAGCCCATCGCCCAGCCGATTTATTATCTGCTTTTAGTTTAACGTCATTAAATACTTGATTATATTCTTCTGAATCAATTAAGTTTCTAACTTTACGTCCAAAACCAACCGCTAATTCAGCAGTATGTGAGGTCTGTATTATCTTTTTATTCGGATTTTTACCCAAAAACCAAGCAGGTAATAAATAACTTGCAAACTCACTCTTGGTGTTGTGCGTGCATATATAACCAGTTTCAGCCAAGAACAAACCATCTTCTCGCGCCACTTTAATGCACTGAGTATTTCCTGTTTGTTCTAGGCGTTTTATGCTTATATATCGGCCAAATGTTTCTTTTACTTGCTTAGTACGTTTTTCTTTGCGCGGCAGTATCGCAATATCTTTTGCGTAAAACGATATCCTGTATGTTGGGCCGTAGCTTTTTTGACCTATTTTTGCTTCAGTAACCGATAGACTGTTTTTAATACCTAGGCTAGCAAGCAATTGCCGAACATCGTCAATAATAAATCTGTTGCTCTGTGAAAACGTACACTGTCCAGCTTTGCTAACACAACCGTCTGTGTCCATAAGCCCTTTTAATAAATCTCGGCGCTGGTCTGGCGATCCTTCCAGATAGTGGCTTGGTATGTGTTTATCGCCCAATACGCCCAGCTCACGCAATTTAACCTTAAGCCCAATAACCCCGAAAGTCATTTTGGTGGATTGATCAGTGGTTTTGTACCCACGTTTTTCAATTTCTGCTCTTACGATTTTTGCATCTTCGTCTTCCATGGTGATAACAGCTTGAGATGAATGCCCGTCCCCAAGCCAAACACCAAAGACATACGGATCTATCAAAAATTCTTTTCGTTCGTATTCAACCGGGTTTACATCAGGTAGTCTTGGCAAACGAGGGTTTTTTTGCGTTTTCCCAGCTATAAACTCAACCTCGCCGGAACGCTTTGTCCGTAATACTTCGCCGTTTTGACGCCTCCACAACTGCTCAGTTGTGTAATCACGGTAAACATTGACGCGCCTATTAAGCCTAACAGTCCATAGATGCTCACCATCAACCGTAAGCGTTGCACCGTCGTCGGTCTTTACTTCGTACAAATCTCGGCCTACAAATACCTCTGATTTGCCAAGAACTTGTGTTGGCTTTCCGTCTGGGCCAAAGACGAAATCTCCAACTTGGAGATCCAACATGCTTTTCCAGCCCTTAGTTGTAGGTATCATCATGCTAGTCATTATAGCATGACGTGGTGCCATGTTAATAATAAGACGTTTATTATGTCCATTAACAACATTTTCAAATGCCTTCGCCACTACTTCATGATGTTTACCTGGTATAAACCCTGGCCACATGCGTCTTACAAACGCCATAAAGTTATTTTGCGCCAGGTTCTTAGCATCTTCTTGCTCCAGTTCCTCTATCTCCTGAAGCAATATCCTTTTCTCATCCTCTGTAAGAAGATGAAGCTTCCCGGCAGCCGCTTTGGCTAACTGCCTAATGTCCATCTTTCTTCCTTATAACCCTCACACTCCTGCTCTTCCCAGGTGTGCGCTTCAAATACCCCTGCTTACACAGACTCTTCACAAGCCTATGCACATTACTCTTACTATCTTGTAAGAGCACAAACCGGATATCGTCATACGACGGACCAAAGTGATACAACTCCCACCAAGTCTTCACCGCCAACAATACTTTGGCTTCGGCCTTGGTCACTCAAACCTCCCCTCTCTTTGCCATAAGGTCATCACAATCTTTTCACCCTTAACAACCGGGTCACCACTATGTCTCACCAACTCCATAGGATTACCCTGCTCATCTACATTCATAAAACACACAGCGCTGCCACGTTTAGGCGTCACCGTCATACCCAAATTAGGAAATGACGTACCACCCCCTTCATCTGCACACTTCAAATACACCACCACAGTCCCATATCGCTGACCGCCACGCTTAAGCTGCTCCTTCCCACCCGCTGAATCATCAAACCAATCTACATGCGGCCGGTACTCACAACCCTGCTGATATCTCAATATCTGTAACCCCTCTCCATACTCCACAGGCCAGTCCGTTAACTTGGCTAGCCTCTCTTCTATACTCTTCAAAAACCCATTCTCATACTTCCTAAACCCAACCCCATCACTCGTCCTACCCTCATCCTCCCTCTCGCCACCCTGGTGATTAACAACCTTATTCCTCTTAACCCCCTTATAAAACGCCAACCCTATCAATACATCACACTCCATATCACTCAACACATCATCCACAACACTCACCGGCCCAGACCTAACAATCGCCCTACCAGGATTAGGCCTCCAACCCAAAAGCCCCATGGCCTCCTTACTACTAACACCATGACCCATCATGACGTCATATAACTGCTTCCTACTACTCCCCCTACCAATACCATCCCTAACCCAATCACTCCACATCACCTAACCTCTTCTGCACCTCATCCCTCGCTTCCTCCCTAGGCTGCCACTCTATCTTCGGCACCTCCCCCATCGTCTCCGCATACCACCTCTTAGGATCTTCCCATATAGGCCTTTCCTTTTTTTTCCTACCCCCACTATGGGAACCCACTTCCTTCTCCATGGGGGCCTCTTCCGAGGTAATTCCGCCCATGGGTGGAATTGTAGACTTTAGTAGGGGGTGGGGGTCTTGTAAGTTTGGCGTAAGCCCATCCTGTAAGTTTGGTGTAAGGGTGTCTGGCGGTATGTGTGGATGCGAAGAATGATTGGTGGGTACGTGT